CAAGTTTAGACTTGGCAAAGCACCTTAATCAAACAACATTAATATATGTGTTTCCTTCTTTGTCTTTGTTTGTATCTAGCTTAAATTCCTCTCCCTGCTTACACTCCTGACAATATCTCGGCGGATTTCCCAAAACAATGCCTTTATGCAATGAATCCATTTCGTCTTTTTCGTCAACCTCTAAACGGTAATCAACGCCGCCTATTTTAAAAGCCACCTGAACTTTCATTTAATCTCCTTTATTAATATTTTTTCAGCCATTATTTTTTCTTTAACTGCATCGCGCAACATTGTTAATTTTTTAACTTTAGACTTTGCCACGTTAAGCGCGTTCTCGGCAGCGTCCTGCTCATCTAAAGACAAACTTAAATCTTGAATCTTTTGGTCTAGCTCGTCAATTAACTCTCTTAATCTTTCAACGGTCATATCTTTTCCCTTCCATTTTGAAACATTTATCATGCCAAGAACAATAAGTACACTCTTTAAATCCGCCATATTTCTTGTCGGGATAAAGTCGCGGGACAGCCGGAGGAAGCTGTTTCTTTACCCAATACGTTTCAAGATTGGCAACTTCGGTTGTAATCTTATCTCGTAATTCTGGTGTAACTTTTACCCTATACTCGTCAATGCACATATCGTCTTTGGAAACATAAATCATACGAATATAACTTTTCCCCAATAATACAGCATAGGTTCCGGCTTGTAAAATATGTTCCGGATTATGCTCCGCAATTGTCCATTCTTCGTTGGTTTTCTTTTCTTTATTAACGTGCCAAAACTTCCGGCTATGCTGGGTTTTTATTTCAATGACTTCATCTTCTGTAACCCCGTCGGCATATCCGAAAATAAATTCACTTTGGACTTTAACTTGCCTTTCAATTTCTTTGGGAAGGATGCTAAATATAAAGTCTTCAAATAAATTCCCGACCTTAAATATTGACAACGCCCTCGAATCCGGAGGATTGCTTTCCGGCTCTCCAAGCCTATTCCAATATTGTCGGCGCATACATTGACCAAGGCTTGACGGCGACCACTTACCACTTCGTTCCCTTTTGGAACGTTCTGCCCTTTCATTTATTAAGGCTTGTTCTAACATCATCTTAATTGACTTACCCTCTAATGTAACGCTCATGGTATTTCCTTTCACATTCTTCTGCCCAGGCATCAATACATTTTCGGCAGGCATAAAACTTCAGTCCTGATGCCCCATCCCCGGTAATTACGCACTCTGATTCATATTCCTCGTTACCACAATAAGAACATATAACCATTTCTTCGTTATCCTTCATCTTCTTCATCTGGCTCATATTCAGCCTCCAATCTTTCTCTTAATTTATCCATCGCCCACTTATGGGAATTACCCTCGGCGATAGAATCAATTAACGACTGTCTTTGGTAAAAGTCCATAGCGTTCCTCCTTGAGTTTGATTAACTTTTGTTCAAGTTCATTTTTTAATCTAATAATTTGGGACATACAAATTTCTGCGTCGCTAAGCCCAAACTTTTCATAATATAAAACTATTGCCCGCAAAGTTCCAAGGGTACCATACGCCTCGCTAGCTACTTCCATTAAATATTCTTCATTGTTCATTTAGGCTCCTTTAATTCAAAATGCCCAAGGTCTTGTTGTTTCCAGTTTCCGCCCCAGGTTAAGTTTAGATTTTTTGCAAGATTTCCAACGGTTCGATACTCACCCGGCTCCCAGGAAATTTTTTTTCCATGATAGACTGCAATATCGACCGCTGTTCCGTCAGAATGTTTAGAATGTTTGACCCAAGTAACCTTATTGCCTGGTTTTGTTCTTCCAATAGAATATAGCTGTAATTGTTCTTCGGAACTTCTATATGTACAGATAGGCTTAATAGATATTCCATTTTTCGCCGCCTCCTTTTCGAGCAATAAAAACTTTGACTTCATGCTAGCGGTTAATAAATCAATATCCCTTGAACACCCATAAGCTGTCCATGTTAATAAAACAAAAGAGAAAACAACTGTTAAAAAAACAAACCTGGCGCTTCTTAAAAAAATATATTCTTGATAATCTTTCATTTTTTCTATTTTTTCATATTCAGTTAAGAAGTCTATATTGCTAAGGTCGGGTTTCATTTAAATTTTTTTTTGTAAATGCGAACTCAATTATTTTTGTTAATGGTATTCCGGTTCGTTGTTTTTGTATCTGTAAAATTCGGTGTATCTCCGTCGGTATTCTTATCATCTTGTAACTTTTCTTTTTCATCGCCTTCCCTTTCATTGACTAAAGTATAACATAATGTAAAAGTTTGTCAACACTTTTTATTTACAAAAAATAGGGCAAAGATTTTAGCCTTTGCCCTAAAATTTAAACTCTACCTTGAAACCTTTATACTCAATTCCGCTGGGCGTAAGATATTTTCCAAACCGGATATGAAGCAATATCCTAAGCCAAAACGGAAGCCTGCCTGTTTCTAAAAACTTTATAGCCACCCTTATCAGTAACGGCGGGCGCTTACTGTTTGGGTTGAAAAAACTTTGTTATCCATCCATGTAAAATCGCATAGATGTTATCGTCTTTAACCGTTGGCGTTAACTTTGTGATGGCGAATAAAAGAGCATCAAAAGCCAAGACCGCCACAGTTACTTGCCCCCAGTTTTTAATTATCCAATCCATATTCCCTCCTTACCAGAAACGAATATTGACCACGTTAATCCCAACTAAAACCGATTCTTTGGCGTCAGATGTGTCTGTTAAATTAAGCCTTCCAAGGCTGTATCCAATAAACGGCTCTAGTCCGACATTCTTAATTATTGGTGTTTCTACGCCAAATTTAGAAAGCGTAAATAAATCATAAGAAACGCCCGCGATAATACTATCGCTTGGAACATACCCAACTGATAAGGCAAGCCCTTTCCACTTGAGAACGTCTAATAAGGCTCCGTATTTAATCCCTCCATCATTAATAGAGTAAAGAGCCATATTCTTAAGAGGTGGCAAATTATCAATAATCGAAGGCGGGGTTATATCCGTTATTTTAATTGCCACCGGTTCAGTTGCCGGGGTGTTGCCTATCTCAATCGGAAGCGCTGTATCATCCGCAAAGGCTGTGATGCTTAAAAAAATAATTCCTAAGGTTAATAATAATTTTTTCATTTCATCTCCTTTTTAACTTACTATTCCAATTATATTTCCACAATATGCCGGATTAGAAGCCGATGCGTTAAGCTCTCCAACAACATCATAAGTTGTTCCATTGGTTAAACCAGAAATACCAATCCCGACAGAAACCCATGCCGGCGCACCAACAACGGTTAATATTGTTCCGTTTACCGTTCCAATGGTACATCTAAAAACTGAACCATTGACACCGAGGTTCCATAGCCTTGCCCAAACGGTAATTGTTGTCATGCCGGCAACCTTTTTAAATTTAGAATAAAACACAGTGCCGAATCCTGCGCCAGTTTTATATAGATATCTATAACAAGTTGATTGGCTTGCTCCGGCATTTTGTGTTGTGGCTATTACCTCCGCACCACCGCCAGTATCAACAACACCGGTATACTCAAAAACCACATTGCTTAAATTTTGAGAAGAAGCCCATGTCCCTGTTAGCGTACTATAAACATAAAAAGCCGGCTCACTTGAGTTCCAAAAAGCCTGTCCATCAACTGGAGATGCTGGAAAGGTTGAACCTAAACGAATAGAACCGCTACTGCCAAGGCTTACAGCCAACCTCTCGGTTAAATTTGTTTTGCTCCCATGCGGGTTTGTTCCTATATAAGTCTGTAGGGCAACAACACTATTTTGTAATTTGTTAATATGGTCGTCTTGATAAACGTCAATATGATTCTGTTTAACTGTAAACGAATCTGTTGTTGTTGGGTACGATGATGGCGTATTCGTCATAGTGTTGCGCTCCTAACTTGGTCGAGTTCGTAAAGAACCGCCGAAAATGTTTCGCTTATCTTTGGTCTGGGCTTGCCAAGGTCAATACTTGTTTTTAGTCCGGAATTGTTAGATAAATTATAATTAATTCTGTTAATATCAAAATTTACAAGACCGGAATAAAGCCCTTCCCCGAATCTTTTTTCGGCATATTTATCTTGTTTAATAAATATGTTTAATAAGGGGATTGGAGTTGTAGCTTCTATTTGGGTTGAATAATTCATTAAGTCAAATCCAGCACGAATTGAAGCATCGTAAAATTCATTTAATATCGAAGTGGCATATTGAGAAGCTACCGTAGAATCGCTGATTGATGAGTTCTGCTGAACCTTAACTCTTAAATTATATTTAAGTTGGCTTCCTGCGTGGTCATACGGCCCAAAAAAAGCATACGTTCCGCCAGCTTGTGCACCCTGAACATAAACTCTATTAATGATTGATTTAAAATCTTGGTTCTCATCATAGTTTTGTATCTTGAACCCGACCGGAAAATTAAACCCAACCGATGTGCTTTGTGTTTTAAAATAAAAATTTCTATTCATGTCCACGCCATACTCTACATTCCCTGCTATATCTGCCAACTTTTGAAGCGCGGTATCCGCATATTCGTTAAACTGAATTGATGAAAGCGTTATTCCAGTATTCTGTATGTTTGAAGCGCTATAGGAAATATTCGTATTTGGAACAATATAATTATCCAAAATATTGGTAACTATTGCAGATATTTCCGTAGATGTATAAGTTATATTATTTATATAAACACGACCAAGTTGGGTGTAATACCCATGCCCGGTTATCTGTATCTTTTCTGTTAATCCCTGAACAGATGGTAGCTTGTTCTCAATTAACCCCTGGTATCTAAGAACAAAACTATCAGTAGAAGGGTCACGAAAATAAATCCTGACATTATATTCTCCACTTATTGCCCTTTCTTCAAACAGCTTCCTTGGCAAATAAAAAGAAAACTCTCCGCACCCACCCTTCGCCGAATACGACCAGCTAAGGTCATAATACTCATTGTCTAAAATGTATTGCGTTGTGAAAGATGTGTCCCGTATTTCTACCCTGAATTTCATAAGTAGCGCTCAAAATAATCAATGTCAATTTCACAGTTTTGTCCAGAAAACCTAAAATAATTAGTCCCGCGAACCAGCCTTACAAAATCACCAGAAAATAATGATATGCTATCCGCGCTGCTATTTAATACCGTTCCAGCTAAACAGTCTATGTTAAGGGCAACCCCCGACGGAACTGTGCCTGTATATGAGAAGTTTTCACCAGTTGTAAGGTTTTCTAATAGGCAGGTCGTAATCGTTGCCCCCTGATTCGCAATGATTGAAATGTATGGTTTGCTTTCAAAGTTTCCATTATACGCAAAATTAAATTCTGTTACCGTTGCGGCGATAACCGTTCTATTCCTTATTTTCCCGATATACCGAGAAGATGCGTCGGCGTCCGTTAACTGCATATTGTATTTTATATATTGAAGGCTGTTTATATACTGCCAATCAAAAGACTTTAGAAATACTTCCCTGCATCGGTCTTCATATAAATAAATATGTCTTTTTTCATTTGTCTTCCAGGAAAGCGCCGCCTTAAGAAGTGTGTCAAAATTTGTTCGGCAACTTCTAACATCCGTTCCTACAACCGTTCCGCGAAGCCTTATGCTTTGCGCCTGAACATGGGCATCCGGAATTTCTGAACCCTCGCGCTGTGCAAGTTCGTATTGGTCTTGCCTTATATTTATAGTCGGCGACCAATCATCAACCAAAATGTTGCTTTGGCTTAATTCCGTAAATAAGTCTTCGCCCTCGCAAAGAACCGCACCATCAAAATAAGCCGTTGCGTTTTGTGTTGCAAAAAGGCTTATTTTAAACTGCGTTGTGGCATAGTCCATTTTATGTATAGGTGTTGTTACAAAAGAAAAAGCATTAAGCCCATCTAAATGCGCCGTGTGCGAAGTAACTCCGTCGTGTATTTCAATATACGGGCCTGTGGATGAAGACTTTCCCCACACCCCCAAAGAAAATGTTCGCCCTGCATAGTCTACGCCGTTTGGTATTGTAAGATAAATCCCGCCTATCCCGCCCGTGCTTCCTATGACAAGCGCAGAATAAGAACCATACTTAATTGACGTGGCTTCCCTGGCAACCGTTGGCGCGGTCGCCTTAATCCATCCGTCCGGGGCAGAAGCAACGCCCTGCGCCCAAGATTCAAACTCTCCCCAATCCTTAAGGTAATTTAACGGCAATATTCTAAACGCTGCTGGTGATGGCATTAGCTCCTCGCATAAGTCAGTTGTCTTTGAATTTCAAACCCTAACATTTCTGCTAGTTTTTTTATTTCCTGGTCTTTGCTGACTTGTGGATAGTTTACGTTAATAGATAAATTTATATCGCCATAACTGTTAGATGGTGATTGTCCTCGATTAAGCTGATTTAATGCTGATGCTCCACCCAGGGCTTTCATTCCGCGCCGGGATAAAACCCCCTCGCCAGTCTGGGCAATTATTGGAACTTCATCAACTGCCAATCCATCATGCGCCCTGATTATTCCGCCACTATGAAATTTAGTTGCTCCACCCGCTCCGGCTCCAAATCCAGCAGCCTTGGATGCCGCACTTAATCCTGTTGATACAGCTATGCTAGCTGCTCCTGCTGCCGCTAAAGCCGCTGGTGCTTGTGCCGCAGCCGCTCCAAATGTTGCAACCGTGGCTAGGAACGCCGCCGGCGCCCATGCAGCAGCTATTACTGATGCCGCCGCAGAAGCTGAGGCAACAGTACCAGCTAGTAATGTTTTTTCTAAAGCAAAAGCAATTACTTTTTGAGCCAAAAATTCTACAATAACTCCGATAAGAGTTTTGCCAAATTGAGCGAAAGCATCCTTCGCCGTTGCCGCTCCGGTTGCGATACTGCTTATCGCTGAAGCCAAATTTGTTCTTATAGAAGAACTTAAATTAGTAACCAGTTGTGTCATTCCGGCGTGGGCAACCATAAAATTAGCCTTGTATTCATTCAAAAGGTTAATTTGCTCTTGCGTAGAACGCTGAGCGTTTAAAAACTGATTATTCGTAACCTCAGCCTGCAACTGTGCCATTTGTTGTAATTGTTGAGATGCTATCTGGTTTAAATTAATAGAACTATTTTGTGCCGCAATCAAGCCTCGATAATATTCATCTGCGCTAATCTTTCCCGCCTCAAACAAAATCTTTTGGTCTGCCAGTTTTTGATTGAAATTAGATAAAGATTGCTGAGCCAGCTGTAAATCGTTCCCAGATAAAATTTTTAATTCTGTTCCTTTTCCAATACCATTAATTGCCTTTACAATTTCATCAATAGATGTCTTAGCCTTATCGAAGTTTATGGCAAAACTTCCTTCTTTTCCTTGCGCCAAAGACAGCATTTCTTTTGATATTCTTTGAATCTCAAATACGCTTTTATCAGCAGAAATTTTAGCTTCAGTAGCCAATCCACTTGCCGCATTTGCGGCATTTGTAAAAAATATAGCTAATTCTTTGTTCCCAAAATTAAGTTTAGCAAGCGTTTCAAATATCTTAGATGAACCATCTAAAATCAACGCCACATATTTATTCCAGGCTAAACTTACAACCTCAAGCTGAAGTTGAATGTTTTTAAATAACAACTCAAAAACATTAAGAACAAAATCAGCTACGGGTTTAAATTTATACATTAAAAATATAACAGTCGCAATCTCGGCTCCTATCGCAAGTATTGATGGTAATAAGGCTATGTTTGCAGCAGTCCAAGAAATAATGGCTGCAATTATTCCCTTTATTGCGCTTAAAAATATCGCGAATTGTCCACCCAGGGCAATTAAAACCCCGGTTATTGTAATGAATATCCCGGAAAGAAACGCCCATCTTAAAATAGAATCTCTTAATTCCGGCGATAAACTTTCAAACGCAGTAACCAGGCGGTCAAGTATAACCGTTAATCCGTTGATTACCGGAACAACCGCATTGGCAATAATAATTCCAAATTGTGTCGTAACTTGGCTTAATCTTTGTAGCGAATCCCTTACATTTTCAGAATATTTTGAACTGTCGTTTAGTGCCTTAATAAATATTGAAGATATAGCCCCGCCAATAAACGCTATGTTTGCCCCGACCTGTCTTATCTCCCTTCCAAGATGCTTAAGCTCGGAAGAAGATTCTTGCAGGGCTTTAACCATTCCCGCGGATTTTTCTTTAAATGAATTAGAAAACCTTTCAAAGACAGTTCGATTTTCTTCTATTGACTTTGCCATTTGGGAATAGGCTTCGTCATTGGCGGATTTTAATTTATTGGTTCCCTCAATCGCCCCAGATATCGTCTTCTTAAGGTCTGCTGATGCGTTGTCTATCAGCTTTAGGACTATGCTTAGTTCTGTTTCTGCCATTTTGTTTTTCTGATTCTTCGGTTTCTAATTTTGTTATTTCGTTTTGAACAACCTGCATCGCTTGAATAAACTTATTGCTTTCAAAATTCCAAGCCGTTCCGTTTGGTAAAAACCCTTGCTCATAAAGTGAAAACGCCTTTATATACTCATAGGATAAAGGCGTTATCAAAGTTAAGGGGCATCGTTTAACCCATTTCCCATCAACGAAAAAGGGTACTATCCCTTCTTTGTAATGCCCGCGTTCTTCTTTTAATGTTTCATCACAGGTATTACAGTCTAAATGTCCCTTGTTTTCTTTTAATATTTTAATCGCAATACTTAAGTTTTTTTTTCTTCGGCGGTAAGCCCGTTAATTTCCATTATTTTCCCCGCCAATTCAGTAACAACATTTAACGGTAATCGTTCTAGCGTTGAAAGCGGAACACAATCAATTTCACGGTCAAACAATTTTTCTTTTTCTGTTGTAAATGGGACATTAAAGTTTTCCCATCCCTTAATCGCAATCTGTAAAACTCTATAAGCCGTTTGTATTTCTTTAGTTGGCGCATCCGCTGAGATGCGGGCAAATAAATAGCTGGGAATAATCCCCAACTTCCAAACTGTCGGATTATCTGTATCCGATTTGAGCGTATATTCTACGGTTGCGTTTAAGTCTAATCCTGAAATCATAATTCTCCTTTTTACCAGAATTTAATTGTTAATTCATCGTTGCCTGTTGAAGGGGCAGAAGACTTGATTGCCGCTTCACAATCATATATACGAACACCGTCAGCGTCGCCATAAGCAGGCTGAACGTATTCAAAATAGCCGCTAATATCGCAACGGTTATTTGCGTTTGTTCCAATGGTTATGCCGAAGGTATCAACGACGTTCCCTTCCCAATCTCCCCAGAACGGATTTGAGCTTTCTACAACGGCATCGGCATTAAAGTTTAGTTTTGGGTTTCTTGCTGTTTGTCTAAAACTATGAACGCCAGCTACAGTATTTAAAGATTCTCTGCGTGTTACATCAACACCCATATCAATCTCAGCCTTGCTACACACCGGTGAAAACCCGCCGATTTGAAAAGAAGCGTTATAAATAACCGGAGGTTGTAATGAGCTAATACCAGCCAATCCAGGAAGGGTTGCGGCAATGACCGAGTTGTAAAGCCCCTTAAACGACCACTCTGCCACCCCGAATTTTCCGGCTTCCATTGTTAATTTGAAAGAACCACGGCTTCCAACAACCTTGTGTCTATTCCCGGAATTAGAATCCCCAAAATGAACATAAAAAGACAATGAGTTTAAAGATGAATCGTTGCTCAATAGCGCATAAGTTATTGATGTGCTGTTAAGCGTTCCAGTATTAAACGAGCATCCTGATAAAAGCCGGTCAAGTTCAAACGTCGCTATATTCGCCGCCGTCCCCGGAGCCGCGCCAACGCCTTTCCATTCAGTTTTGAATGTAAGCTCAACATCTTTCATACCAACGATATGAGCAATCGGGCTTAACGTATCTCTTAAAGGTTGTCTTAAAAGTGTTTCGCCGTTTAATTTAAGGTCAACATCCCATGCCAATAAAGCATTGGTTGAGGTCATGGCAGGGTCTGTCCCGTAAGTTGTTTCTCTGGCACACCAAACTACTGTCTGTCTTGTTAACATATATATCTCCTTTTATTGATAAGCATCAAATACTTTTAAGGTTACTGTTTCCCCGAACCATGTACCATCAACAACCGCAACGTGTGGCTGGAATTTCCATTCTCCGGGCTTAGTGAAATTTGACTGAAGCAACGTATAACTTATAAAATATGTTCCTATCGCCTGCGCGATATTAGAATAACTTGAATATAAAGAAGCTACCCATGTTCCTTCAACGCCGGATGGGTCTTTATATTTTATCCATCGGCTATTTACAGAACCGACCAAAATTCCAGTATCAAACAAAAGAAGCGTTCCCGCCTCGCCAAGGTAATGCTTAACCATTAATTAAGCTCGCTTTCACTTAAAACAACCTTTTCAATTTGTGATTTCTTGGTAACCTTGTTTTCAATCAACGAACCATTGTATAAATACTTTTCAATTTGTGATTTATAAACTGCGTAATTTGTTATTCCGCTAACGCTTCCTGGCAAAATAGCCGTCGCCCCAAGGGTTGTAATTCTTGACGTTGTTAATCCAGGTTGAGCTATCCTGGAAGCCGTAATCTTTACGGTTGGGTTAAATGTTACAATGCTTGTTTTTAATAAGCCAGGGGACGCTATTACTCCGGTAGTTACATTCGCCCTTGCGCCAAATATAATAAAACTAGATTTTGTTAACCCTGGGGTTGTAACTTGACTTTGTGTAAACTTCTGCGTTGGGCTAAATGTAATAATTGATGCTGAAATCATTGACGGAGTAACAGTTCGGCTATTAGATATAGCAACCGTTGGAGTAAATAATTTTGCCGTTGCTGTTAATAGTGCCGGCGTAGTTGTCCTGCTAAACGAGTTTCCAAATACAACCGTAGGATTAAATATTTTGGCGGTAACCGTCAATAAAGATGGTGTTGTTGTTCGGCTTTCTGATTTGGTTATTACCGCATTGGGCGTAAATAATTTAGCAGTTGCTGTTAATAAAGCTGGAGTTGTTATTCTACTTTCAGATTTAGAAAATGATACCGTTGGCGTAAACAGCTTTGCGGTCGCCGTCAATAGAGCAGGAGTGGTAGTTTGACTTCTTGATACCAATATCGAAACATTGGCAGAAAACAACTTTGCTGTTATTGTTTGAAGGCTTGGGGTAGCCGTTGCAGAAGTTCCACCGCCTCCGGCTTGAGCGACAGGAAATATAAATCTTCTTTTAATTGGTTTGAATAATTGGTAAGGGTCTTTATATAATTCCCTTAATTCATTTTGACTAAGAGTTCTCTGCCATATTAAAACCCAATAAATATCACCATTCCAAGGATTAACTACAGAGGCATTTGACAATCCTGAGATTATAAAATTTCCTGTAGTATTGCTTGTGTCAAAAGTTATTGGGCCAGTATATGCTAAATCTGTTTTCTTAAGACCATTATTATATAAAGTTAATGTGTCTCCGTCGGCGGTTGCGGCTATAATATGAGGTATTGTGGTTTCACCAATATTAACGCTCGATGTACTAGTAAGCGAGGTTAAATGCTCCGCTAAATCTGCCCTGGCGAAATTTTGACCTGCTCCGCCTGCATTATAAGTAAAAGCATAACTTAAAAATGGCGAACCTCCGGCATTGTTCCAACTTTTTCCAAACGGAGTTGCATTGGAATTTAATGTCCCACCCCTTCTTAGAAAAGCCGCCCAAGACATATTCCAAGGTAATTTTTCAAAAGATGGTCCTCTTGGATACCAAATGCTTCCATTGTTCTGCCAATCAATAGTTCTTCCTCCGATAGCTCTTTTAGTTGCATAATTACTGGTTACAAATCCACCGGCTTTTATTCTTCTTACTAAATCAACAGGAAGGGTATTTGGCTGATTAAATAATACTGCGAATGAAAGACCTTTGGAAATCTCATTACCATAATCGATTTCCGCATCGATGGTTGGATATCTAAATCCATTAACTTTTTTATTTATAATAGGCATATTAAGTCGTGTAAAATACGGGAGTTAACCATTGATTAAATTCTGTTCCGCTTAATGAACCATTTGCTTGATTCTCAATAACAATTCCCCATTTCTTAGGCAAAATACCTCCAAAGAATTGAGCTACTGAACCTATGCAAATATCATATTGAAGTGTTCCAACATTAATAGCAACAGTAAACGGGCCTTTAAGATTGTGATTAGTTCCGATCGTTATTGCCGCATTTGAACCTGTTGCCGGTTCGGTATAATTCGTACCATCGGCAGAACCGTAGAACCAAACATAAACCGCTTTATCTGCGGCACTTGTTGGTGTAGAAATTCCCAAATTTAATTGAAGCATATAATCATCATAACCTGTTCCACCTACCAAGGCAGAGATCGCCGTGCTTTCTCTTGCGCTTCCTGTGGCTAAAGAAGCAAGTGTAAGTGCAAAGTTTGTTGTTGCCGCATATCCTAACATTTTTAACCCCCGTCTATAATTGGGTCTGATGAAACAGACAATTTAGCCGCAGTAACATCTGTCGAACTGACAATATTCGGAGCGTCTTTAATCCCACTTAATATCCTATTCATCGGCGCCTGGTCAAAATAATCAATAACCTTTTGCCTAGGCACGGGATTATTAAGCAACTGCTGAATCTCGGCATCCGTTTTTCCGGCATAACCGACATTAAACGGGTCGTTGGCTATTTCTTCTTTTATTTTTTTATATATTTCATCTTGAATAGACATATTAACCTCACTATGTAATAGCTAAAATCCCACCACCAGAACCTTGCCATTGTATCTGGAATGTACCAGCCGTTACCGACCCTGAACCAGTAAGCTCGATATACGCCAATAGGGGGTCGGATGCCGAACCTAAACCAGATGAACCATACAGAACCGTAGCAACCGCCACCGTGCTGTGTGTTTCATTGGCAAAGAAAATATTGCTACCAGTTAAAACACCATAATTGTTCGTGTTGTCCTGGCTTACCAAAGGAGAACTTAAGGCAAATCCGCCTTGTAAATAAAGGGTTCCGGTAATTTCATTCGTTACCGAACTTCGATAACTATGTGCGTCATAATCTGGCGTATATCCTGACCCCACTAAAACGCAATATACTCTAAAAGGAAACGTGCCTGACGTTGCCCCAATGCCCGAACCTGCTAACAAGGCTTTTTTAATATAATTATATACTCCACCCATTTTATTCTCCTCTTTTTATGTAATATTTAATCAATGTTTTTATATCTGAAACATCATCTTTTATATTTTGGATATTAACTTCCATCCCTGCAATCTTTTCAACCTTTGAATTTATATTTGTCGCCCACGCCCCGCCACCTAAAACAATTATTGAAAAGAAAGATATCATTAACCACCAAATTAGTTTATCCGATTTTTCATGTACCATATCAAACCCCATTTTGTTGTCTATAAAGCACCCTGATTGGCATAACTAATCCACGAACTGGGTACTTATCTTCTATGCTGTCAAATTCTGATGGCTGTATTGATATGTCTATTACTTTTCCTCCGAGCGTATTGCTGGATATTAATACAGCCCGCACATCATTATTTATGTCAAAAATACCTTTATAAATTTGGTTCCCTACAATGCTGTTTTCAAAGTTCACATAATTGCTAGGACAGAAAGCAAATATATTAGCAGTAAGCCAAATATCTTGAACATTAGAGAAATCTTTGCTGATTTCGCCATCGCGTACAGGCTCAAGCATAAGACAAGGAAGACTGTTGGGGTCAATATCATAGCGCCTTCCCGAATAAACCCTTTTTATATATGAAAGGTCGTCGCATTGTAATGTCGCAATTAACTGATTCCATATTGTAGACGCAATCATTTTAGGTTTTCTTGAATAGTCTTATTAATCATTTGAGTTATCTTGTTAATATTTTCTTGGTTTTCGATAGACGGCCTTAAAAATGGGCGCGGTCTTATGTTCTTTTTTGCAGAACCAAACTCATGTACCGGGGCATAAACCACCGGAGTTCCTATTTTATATGCCAACGCATCTCTATTCGATGCCCTGGAAGTCGTTATTGAACCCCTTAAGTTTCCGGTTCGTGATGTTAATATATCTTTTTGTACCGCCCCACGCTGAAATAATGTTTTATATTTCTTCCCGCCACCGCTAACAAACCTATGTTCCTGCGACCAGAACTGTAAAAGCAATGCGCCCTTAAAAAGAGTTTCATCTAATGTATCTGCCGCAGTTGCCCGACCAAGTTTTTCCACCAATTCTTTAAGCCCTATTACCTGAATATCTATATTCATTCGTCCCTACTTGTAAACTGAGATGAAAAGTTTTTGTATTTATTAAGAACGTTCAACCAAAAGCTGTTGCGTGTTAACATAGACGTAAACTTCGGGTCGCCAACCTGAGATTGAATCGTATGCACCGCCGTTAACCCCTCTTTAAAGCTCTCAACGCACATTTCAGTCATAACTTGTTTTAAGTCTTGTGGCAAAGGATAAGTAGACACGCTAGCATTATGAGTTCCGCCCACAACAGGCGCATATCCGGCGACGTAATCCACCAATATGTTCCTATATCCATGATAAAATCCTCCCGACCAATTATCAAAAGGCCATTGCGAACCGCTTAATTTAACCTTACCGCTTTTGGGATACCAAAAATAATCAGCAGAAGCAAATAACGTCCCGGAATTAAAAACCCTATCCCCGTCCATATTAATTGACGAAACATAGCTAACTGGATACTGCGGAAGATAAATGTAGTTTTTGCCGCGACCGTCAATATAAGAAAACGCGGGGTCTG